TCCTTGGCACCAGGGTAAATACTGTTTTTGAGGGCGCTCCAGGTAGCGCCGTCAATGCCTCGCTCAGCAAGAGTGCTGGCTGTAATCACAAGTTCGTTAGCCATTGCTATTCCCCAAAGTTAAAACGGGCAGCCGGTGCGGTGATCCCAGTCGTATTCCGCCTGGGCGTAAGCTACTGCCGAGATGAGATCGTTATATGCCTCGCCAGCTGCATCGCTGCGGAGGCCTTCGTATGGGCTTTTGTCCATCGGCACAGAGAAGCGGAACAGGCCTGACGGCTCTTTCGGCAGGGTGTCGATAATTTCCTGCGCCCGATCGTCAATCCACTTTTGCTTCTCTTCGTTCAGCGTTTGCTCGGCCCATTTCCGTTCTTCGATAGCGTCGTATGCGCGGTATGCGTTCATAAGCACCTCAGTAACTGATACCGGTATGAGGAATGCGGCCGTCTTTAACCGCGGTGGGCACCTCGATAGCCTGATCCCGGGTAAGGCTGGTATTGGCTACCAGGGCTTTGACGATGTCAGTGCCGACAGTTTTGCGATGCTTCACGTCGGCTTCGCGGCGCGCCGCCTCATCTGCTTTGCGCTTCTCCTCAGCCAAACGGGCCTGTTCGCGCTGCTCTGCTTCACGGCGGATGCGATCGGCCTCTTCCTGCGCTTTGCGGCGCTCCGCTTCGATAGCGGCCTGCTTTTCACGCTCAGCACGTTCAGCTGCTTCTCGCTGTTCACGCTCGGCTCGCTCTTTGGCCAAAATCGCTTCGCGCTCTCTGGCAGCTGCGGCGTCAATTTCACGCTGCGCCTGTTCTGCTGCCTCGCGCTTCGCTTTCTCTTCTGCTAAGCGCTTAATCTCTTCTTCGCGGGCAATGAGCTGGCGTTCGGCTTCTGCCTTCTTCTCAGCCTGAACACGGTCGAAAGCGTCATTCATCAGCAGGGCCATTTCATGGTCAGACTCAACCCGAGCTGCCAGTTGCCGATCGAACTCTTCATTCATGGCCAGCGCTTCGGCATGCAGCGCGTTCATGGCTTCTTCGGCCTTAATGCGTTCCTGCTCTTCCTCCCACTCAGTCAGCGGGCGACGCACTTCATCTTTCAGCGCATCGAGGCGCTCACGGACAACACGTCGACTTTCGTCAATCTGCTTTGGCAGCGCCTTCAGCTCAGCGACCAGGTCTTTACCTGCGTTGTCGATGTAGGTTTTAGAGCGCGCGACCTTGTGGGCCATGGATGCGATGGCATCGCGGCCTTTTTTGGTAGTCACGTCCGGCACCAGGCTGCGAGCCTCTTTTTCGATCGCTTCGATAAGCGGGTCGAGCTGGTCGTTATTGGTGAAAACCGCCATCGCGTTCTTTTTCTCGATGACGACTAAATCCATTATTTCGCTCATGGTTTCCCCTGAAATTTGGTTGTGAAACGCCCGGCACCGTAATGGCTGCCTGATAGCTCAGTTAAATTCGTGCGCAGATATGCGCGGTTAATGCGTCCCGGCTGGTACCAGGTTCGGCTCGATACTGCGTGATGCGTATGGCCGGCGGATGTGGCGCAGATTGCCCTGCGGCTCATGCCAGTAGCTGCCGTCGCGATAGTCGAAGCTAACCAGCCAGGCGGCGCCAGTACGGCGATTACGCATCATCACGGCGCGTCCGCTGTTAGGAATTGAGTTAGCCATTGAACACCCCCGTAACGTGCAGAATTTTGATAACCACCGCTGCCCAGATAACGCCGCAGATCAGCAGGCAGTAAATCAGTGAACGAATGCCTTGTTTGCTCATTTTCCACCCCAGCATGCGAAGCTAAAAAAAAGGACAGCAACCAAAAACGGAACGACCTTTAACCAAAAATTACGCCATGCAGGCTTGTCTTCTTCGCGGATCATCTCTTCACCTTTGCCTTAAAGCCGGCCAGCTGAGCGTTTTACGTTTTTCCGGCGTTGCCGGTGTTGTTTGGATGAGTTGATAATAGCCAAGGCGATTATTCAGGTCAATCGCTAAAACGATATTAGCAATCGTATAGGTGATAAATATGTGATTATTAAAGTGATTATTTTAAGAAAAAATTTTAGAAAGGTGTTTTTGCGAGGGTAGTTGTGAAGATGTAGCGATAAAAAACCCGCCGGAGCGGGTTATGCGAATCTTTTGTATTCGATCGATTGTCTGAGAAGGACTCTGGCCATAACGTAAAACTGGTCTTCATCACCTGGCTCTACATACCATTTTTCATAGATGGGGTTATCCGAAATTACAGCTAGTCGGTCCCTTTGCATCTGCAAGCGCTTGACGTGAAGAGTTTTTCCAAAAACAAACACATAAACGCCATCACTGTCAAAATGGGTGACGCTGATGTCTACGAAAATTTCATCGCCGGGTGATATTGTCGTGTCCATGCTATCACCGGTAACGGTGATTACTTTTATGTGATGAGCTGGCCGATTGCCAAATAGAGATCTGGCCTGCTCTGATGTGTATTCGATCGCACGAATCGTCTCTATGAAATCGTTCGTGATAAGTGCACCAGGACCTGCGCTGGCTTTTACATCCAGGACATCTACCCGATAAATGCCATTTTTCGGCGTTACTGGCGTCTGCACTTCCGTGATCTGTATGGAATCAGCAAGCATTTCACCTGCTCCAGTGGAAAGCCATTCAGGACGCACGCCTAACACAGATGCTATTTCCACTGTTTTGCGAGAGCCGTTGGCGCCATTAAGCAGCTTGTTTACGCTTGACTGAGCCATGCCGACCTCTTTGGCAAGCCTGCCTTGCGTATACCCAGCCAATGACATTGCTCGAGCAAGACGCTCAGAGAAATCCATAACACCTCCTCAAAGTAACTCCTTTAATCCTATCGCCAAGGCGATTACTTGGCAAAAAATCGCATAGGCGATTGACAATCTCTTTTGCGATAACCATAATCATCAAAAACCAATAGCTGAGGTGATTATGAAAAACCCCGCAGTAGAAAAAGCGATTTCCATCGCCGGCAGTCAGAAAGAATTGGCCAAGCGATGCGGCAAAGCGCAGTCGACGATCTGCGACTGGCTAAACGGGAAAAAGAGGATTTCTCCAGTGCATGTCCCCGACCTTGTCGCTGCCGTAAATGGAGAGATTAAGGCATATGAGTTTCGCCCTGATCTGCCTTCGATTTTTCCGCCACCAAACAATAGCGCCGCCTGACTGGCGGCCATTTCAATCAACACCAGAGGAAGTATCACAAATGGAGAACGCAATTAAACGCAATAAGGACAACGCACGTCGCATCGAGACATGGCTGCTGAATCGCATCTCTCTCATGGGAGGGAAAAAAGTGGCCATGGCTGTAGGTGTCAATGAGTCGCAGGTTACGCGCTGGAAATCATCATGGGTGCCGAAAATGGCGATGTTACTGGCGGTTCTTGAGTGGGGCGTAGTCGATGATGATCTGTCCCGCCTGGCAAAGGAGGTGGCAAGTCTTCTCAAAAAAGAGATGGCCCCAAAGTGCTCGAAACACTTTGAGGCCTGATGCGAATTAACTGGATCAATTCACAGGAGTAATTATGGCAAATACTGCCGAAGTAATCAATTTCCCTGTGCCGGAAAAGGTACAGCAGGAGAGTCGCATGGCTGATCTGGACAATGGCTACCTGCGCCTTGCCAACCAGATTCAGGATGCCCTGTGTGTAGTGGAGCTTTCGGGGCGCGAATTTCGCGTGCTGAATGCAATTGTTCGCCTGACGTATGGCTGGTCGAAAAAAGAGGACCGGATCGCTAACAGCCTCATCGCTGACAAAACCAGGCTGGCGGTTAAGCACGCTTCAGAAGCGGTTCTCAGCCTTGCTTATCGCAACATCATCAAGGTTCGCAGGATTGGGCAAACACGCTACATCGGGATCAACACCTGTCTGGATGCATGGGCTTATACCAAACCGAAATGCCCCAAATGTCCGGTGAGTTTTCCGGTCGCTGAAGTTGAAACGCAGGTTATCAACCTCCCTGAAAACGGGGATAGCAAAATAACCTCACCAACCATCCCTGAAAACAGGGATAACCATCCCCAAAAACAGGGAGAGCTATCCCCGGAAACAGGGAACACCAAAGACATTCTTTCAAAGACAAATATAAAAACAGATCTAACCCCTATAGTCCCCGCTGGGGACGAGTGTAAAAAACCAACTTTCGAAGAGACTCTTCAGGAACAGCCAAAGGTTGACCCTGTAAGACTGGTTTTCACTCACTGGCAGCAAGAACATGACCACCCGTCTGCAAAGCTGGATGACAAGCGTCGCAAGCGCATCAAGGCCCGACTGGCTGAAGGCTTCACCGTAGACGAGCTGTGCCGGGCCATAACTGGCGCAAAAGGCGATCCATGGCTCATGGGTAAGAATCCCTCCAGAAAGCGCTATGACGGCATTGAGACGCTTCTGCGCGACGCTGCTCAGGTCGAAAAGTTGCGCGACCTTTCCGGCGATGCCCATGCGATGGCGATCGCACAGGGTCAGTACTCAGCAACAACGGCTCGTGTC